GCGGTTGGCCCCAGCCCGATCCTCGGCAGGTGGGTCCTCGCGGAGAAGGCACCGGTTTCCCTCACGGAGGCTCATGCCTGAAAGCCTCCCACCTGTGCCATCGACTGCCAGAAGGCCATCACCACCGCGTCTCCGTCGTCGGTCGAGCGCCCGATGCGTTTGCGGATATCGTCCTTGCTCTCCAGTAGGATCTTCCCGCCGCTGCTCTGCCGCCACCGCGGGGCCGTCAGGTCGCCCGTCAGCAGATCGTCGGGCGGAAGGGCGATGCTGTGCCCTTGTGCCGGGTCGAGCAGCTCCCGCAGATTCCACCACGATGCAGAGCGCAGATTCGCAAACTGCAGTTCCCGACTCACGTCGCGCCAGTCGGTATGCTCGCCCGCGTTGAATGCCTCGACGTTGAGACGCTGCTCACGCATCCGGTCCACGACGCCGGCGCCAATCCCGATCACATCCACCACAGCATAGGCGGATTTGCCCGCGATTGCGGCCACCACATCGCCCGTCGTAGCCATCGTATCCTGCCGGGGACTGCGCCGCAACTCGCGAACAGTGTCACCATAGCGCATCGCCAGCACGGTACGGTCCTCGCCCGATCTCGCTACGTCCACCCCGCAGCACGTCATCTCGCCCCACTCGCCTGATGCCTCCAGCGCCAACCATCTTTCGTTTGCCAGCTCGACCCATGAGAGAGGGATAATACCGTCGGATTCGGAAGCAGCGAACTCCCCCAGCACGCGGTTCTGATAGACCGCACTCTCCTCGCCCCACTGGAGTCTCCGCTGCTCTGCCCAGTCCGGTGATACTCGCCCCGCCGCGATGCACTCCTCGAGCGTGACGTGGCGCACCCACCAGTCGTCGTAGCCCAGCTTGCGACTGTGGATGTCGTAGAAGCGCCCCTGCGGCTCTCCCGGGGTGCTGATGGCGAGGGCGAGGCAATCCCCGCTCGCCAATGCCCCTTCCGCTGCATCCCAGGTCGGGCTGGGGATGGCTTTCGCCTCGTCGAAGACGTAGAGCAGGCGGTCGGCGTGCGCGCCCTCGATCAGGTCCGGCTTATCCGAGGCCGCGCAGAAAGCTTCGCCGTGTCGCAGTTTGAGCACGAGTTGCAGCAACTCGTTGCGCTGGTCGAACGGTCCCCGCCCGAGCTTGTCCCATAGCAACCGGTGGGCCCATTTGTGGATCTCGGGAGCCAGGTAGTGCGAGAGCTGTCGCCAGGCGCTGGCTGTCATTACGATCTTCCAGTCGCCCTTGCTCATGGCATCGCGGGTCAGCGCGAACCAGAGGGCAATCCATGCGGCCAGCGCGGTCTTGCCAGACCCATGAGGGGAGCGTACCGCAATGCGCCTGCGCGCCTTCAGCTCCCGGAGTATCTCGCGCTGATATAGCGTCGGTCCCTCGCCATCCGCCCATCGGAAGCACTCCAGCACGAACTGCTCGGGCTCCTCGCGGTAACGCGCGAGCGAGGCCGCCGCCACTTGGGCCGCGAATTCGCGGGCGACCTGGCCGAGCAGACTACGCGGCGCCGGTCGCGTCGAGTTCGTCAAGGCGGGCGGCAAACTCATCCCAGCGTTCCTTGGGCACGAAGTCTCGCATCAGCTCCGCGATCTGGCGCAGCATCTGTTGGAGGTCCGCGCCGTTGTACATGATCCCGGTCACCTCGTGCTTCTGCGGCGGGGGCCCCTCGTGGTAGTCGAAGATGAGCTTCACGAGCGCCGCGTTCCCTTTCGCGGCATTCACCACGATGGACTCCGCGAGGAGCTCGTAGAACTCCTTTTCGCCGCCCTTGCCGTCCTTGGCCCGCTTGCGGAGGGCATCGATGAGCAGGTTGACCAGGCTCTTGGAACCGCGAGGCCGGCCCCCGGGATTGCCGGAGCGGCCGGGAGTGAACCCCTTGCCGGTAATGCCGCCCACGTTGCTCTTCGGTTGTTCCTGAACCTCATCGCTCATATCAGCGCTCGATCTCCACCCCCCGGGCCTGGGCGGCCGCGCCGAAGGATTGCCCCGTCGCCTCCAGCACGGCCTCCTTGCCGGTCAGCGTCTGCCAGCGGAGTATGGACACGTCGACGTAGGCTGGACTCAGCTCCATCCCGAAGCCGCGCCGTCCCAACTGCTCGGCGGCGATGATCGCCGTCCCGCTGCCCAGGAACAGGTCCAGCACGATCTCGCCGGGTGGCAGGTGATTGCGGATCGGGATGCGCCACAGCTCCGTCGGCTTGGTCGTCGGATGCTGATGCTCGCTCTGGCGGGCGATCTGCCAGACTGTGGACTGATTGCGCTCACCCCGGAAGGTGTGGCGCTCTCGCCACCCGTAGAGACACGGTTCGTGCTGCCAGTGATAATCGGAGCGGCTGAACGTGAAGCCCTCTTTCACCCAGATGAGTTCCGCATGCACGGTAACCCCTACCGCGGACAGCGCCGCGAGGAAGGCCGGGCGGGTGACGGATGCATGCCAGACATACCAGGCCGCGTCATCGGCGACATGAGGGACCACAGCGGAGAAGGCGTCGGTGAGGAAGGCCTCTAGGGCGGCGGAGTCGAGATCGTCGTTCTCGATCGCGCGGTAGACGATGCCGCCGCTGTGCTCCCGGCGATGGGCATTGCCGTCGTAGGCCACGCCGTAGGGCGGATCACTCGCCAGCAGCCCGGCCTTCTCCCCAGCCATCAGCGCCCCGACCGCGTCCGGGTCAGTGGAATCACCGCACATGACGCGATGCTGTGGCATCGGGGCCGCCTGGAACCGCTGGCCACAGTGTGCGCAGGTGCACTCAACTGCTTCGCTCATGGTGCACCTCCTCGAAGGTCTGGCCGGTGGCGGCCAGGATCGGCTGCTTGTTGGTCAGCTTCATCCAGCGGATCAGAGCGACGTCCACATAGGCGGGCGAGATGTCCAGGCCGAAGCACCGTCGTCCCACCTGCTCGGCCGCCACCAGCGTGGTGCCGCTGCCCAGGAACGGCTCCAGAATGGCGGCGCCTTCGCCAGCGTAGTGGAGGAGCAGCTCGGCCCACATCCTCACGGGCTTGGGGCAGGGATGACCGCCGGTGTCTTTGTGGGTGCCCGCCGGGAAGTCGAAGACATCGTTGGGCCTACTTCGCGGCCAGCGCTCGCCGAAGAAGAGGATGGGTTCCCAGCACCAGAAGCGGGAGACCTTGCCATTGGTCATGGCGTTGGTCTTCGTCCAGGGCGCCACGTGGTAGGGAGAGAAGAGCCGGAGCCACATCGCCAGGTTACTGCACCCCGGGGTCACGATCTGCCTCTGGGTCAGGGTCCGCGTCGTCTCAAACCACTTTCGCGTGAACTCCCGATAGGCCTCTGCGCTCTTGTTGTCGTCGGTCTCCTCGTCATATCCCAGGCCGACGTTGTAGGGAGGGTCAGTTGCCAGCAGTTCGCAGGCTTCGCCCGAGGTCAGCGTCGCCAGATCCGCGTCACGGGTGGCATCGCCGCAGAGCACGCGATGCTTCACCTGCGGCTCCGCCTTGAACCGGTGCCCGCAGCGCTGGCAAACGCATTCAGACATCGCTCAATCTCTCGCAGCGAGGACAGCGTGCGACCCGCCCCAGCAGCCAGAGATCGCCCGGCCGCGTCACCGGGTGTGCAGGGGGCTCCGGCGCCTCGACCTCCTGGGGCTCCTCTTCGGTCTCGAACTGGCTCATCAGGTCGGCCAGCGCCTGGTCGGTATAGCCGGTGATCTCCATGTCGGCGCCCAGGATATCCAGCATCCCTGAGTCGAGTTCCTGGAGGATGTCCTTCAGCGCGGCAGCGTCCATCTCGTTGAGCTCGGAGAGCCGGTTGTCGGCGACGAGGTCAGCCCATTCCTCTGCTTCGGTGGCATAGCCCTGACGGTCCACGGGCACGAGGTCAACACCCAACAGCCTCGCCGCCGCGAGTCGCCCATGCCCGCGCACGACGAAGCCGGAGCGCGTCGAGGCCGTGATAGGCGCCCGCCAGCCCTGGTACTTGATGATCTTCGCGAGCAGGCGGATCTGCTCTTCCGAGTGGCGGTTGGGGTTGCGCGGATTGGGGACGAGCGTCTCGACCTCTACGATCTCGTCGTGTGCGCAGTGTACCGCGATACCCGAAGCTTCGACCGTTCCTATAGCGGCACGGGTAGGTTCGGTCGCGACGCGCTCTGGCAACTGGCTCATCGTATCTCTCCTCGGCCAAGGACGAAGCCGGCCCCTGGTGCCAGATTCGGGAGGATCAGTCCCTATCTCGCATCAGACGCCGGCTGTCGACCGTCGGCTCTTCCCCCACCACTACGGGCCAGGGGCCCACTTGTCCACCGAGAGTATACCACGAAACGCGCGGCTGTATAGGGCTCCCGCGCTTGGGACAGTACTCACGGCGAGGGCTGCCGACCGACCAAACGTCGCACCTCGGAAACCTGAAGTGAGACGATGGGGAGCCTGTGGAGCGCGTATGCGAAAGACGCGCGGGCCGGAGCATGTATCAGAGACAGGGGCAGGCCTGATCAATGCCGCATCAACTTCGCCTTGGCCCTGCTGAGGGCACGTATCCTAGCAGGGTAGCATGCCCCCCACCAGGCCTTCATGCTCTTGCCCTGCTTGGAGTGGCGATGGTAGCCCTCTGCGGTCGCCGCCATCGCCTCTTCGACAGCTCGACGCTCGGCAGGCGACAGCGCCGAAAGGTCAATATCACCTGTGTCCATGAGGTCGGCCTCTGAAGGGGCCGGAACGGCATCAATCTGTTCAGATGGGGTCACATATCTAGAGTCAGTCGACGCCTCGACAGAGTTTTTGACCGCCTGACGCTGATGTCCCCGCAGACGAGTCGACCACGTGCGGCCGCGCGGGCCGCCATGCCAGTGCGGTCCGGATATGAATGCCTGCAGATAATCCGCAAGACCGCAGGCATCGTTCACTGTCTCCAGGACTGCGAGCACTGCTAGGTCCTTGAACTCGTCCTTTGACTCTCTTCTAACCGACATTATGCGTAGCGTTCGGATCGGGGGCATGGTAGCACGGCGCGAGATGAAGGTGAAGCATGTTTGGCGGGTTTGCGGGGTGTGAAGGGGAGAGCGGGGGGCTTTGATGGAGCGAGAGAGGGGAGCCGAAGGGCGCGCAGGGGGCGGGGGGCGGCATGGGGCCAGCGCTGCGGGCCCCGGAGTCGGCGCGGGGAGTTGCGCGAGTCACATGTTGCGCGAGGTGGGCTCAGGCGCGCAGGCACTCGTGGGCGCGACGAAAGAGCGCGAGAT